TCCATCCCATTTAACTGTAACTTGTTTGGTATCATTTGTATGACCAGCTAACATATCCCTTAAATCACGTAATGCAAATATAGCTGACCTTGCTCCATTCACTCCACCATCAATTACCATATCTTCGATATGGGTCATGTGCGTATTTTTAGCTTCTGCTATGTGTTGTTTTAAATTCATTTCTCTTTTGGCATTGGGAATGGTGTAATTTTATCAGCAGTAAATGTTGCTGTACCTTCAATATTATAATTAAATCCTTTACCACTCTTTTTAAATGATACTTTGTGATATCTTGGAATACCATCTTTCATATTAGCAAACATCCACATATTACATACCCAATATGTCTCTGATTTGCTTTTTGGTGCAATATTAACTTTTATTAAATCAATTTTTTTATTTTCTATTCTTGGATCTGATTGATTTATTTTACTAACAGTAAGAATTTCAGAATCTACTTTTGATTCATGACCATATAATTTAACAACTGGTATTTTTGTATCACCCATAAGCATACTTTTATTTAAATCATTAATGAAACCAATTCCTTTACTTTTAACTTCTGAAGTAATATTATTAAGCATACCAAATGTTATTACATTACCTGCTAAAAAATTTATCGTGTTAGCTTCAATTCTTTTAATAGTTTGAGTTTCTTTTTTAAAGGCTATAGGAGTATCATTTATTACATTTACATCATTAAATGCTTTCATAACAACAGCTTTATATTCATCATTTAAATCGTCTTCTCTAACAATAGCATCTAATTTTTCAGCTGTAGTAGGTTTTTTCCTTTCTCTTAATAATTTATTACTTTCCATTAAAGCTTCTTCTTTAAGAAATTTTTTGGTTATTTTATCAATTATTTTATCATGTTTTTTCTCTTCTTGTTTTAATAATCTAGTCATCTTTTTGAAAAGACCTCCAGTGAATTTCATAATCTTTACTACTGCAGTTTTTAGTTTCTCAAATGCATCACCACCTAGTTGTCTAACTTTAGCAACAGCATCTCCAAAAAATCCTTCTATTAATAAGTTATCAAATTGTTTGTCATAATCAATATCTTCACCCAAAGCTTCTGGATGTTTTGCATAATATATATCATCAAGTTTAGCTAATACTAATAAAGGTGTGTCTTTTTGGTCAAATGTACCTTTAAGTATTGTTGTAAGTTTGCCAAGTTGAGATCCATCTCTAACTTTCTTTAAAGATATTTGATACCAACTAACATTACCACATGTTAATTTACCAGTTGCCTCATTAGTTGTTATAGGATTTTTACTAGCTAATGCTGCATATAATTCTTTAGGTGTGTTATTTTCAATAAGAACACAATCTGCTGTATTAGGTTTAATATCACCTTTAATATTTTCTTTACTTTTTAAATTACTATAATATGTGTCAATACCGGTCCAAATTACATATGGAGTCTTAATATTAATTTGTTCTTTATAAAAGAATGAACCATTGACTAATAACATAACTTCTTTTTGAAGTACTGGGTCTGCATTACAAAAATCTATAAAATATCCCCAATCACTAACAAAGTCACGTATTGCAAAATCACCTTTAATGAATAACTTATTTAAATCATCAACAAAATTATTTGGTTTTAATTGTTTTTTTAGAAAAAATCCAATTGATTGACAAAATTCTAAATATTTAGTAGTATTTTGAATACCAAATTCAGTCCAATCAATTTTCTTATCTGCAGATCCATATCCAAATTTTAATGGTGGTAAGTCACTACCCCATTCAATTTCTTCGCCACTAATTTTATTAGCTTTTATATCTACTATACTAAAACCCTTTGCTTCTAAATCTGAATGAACTTTAACAGCCCGACGACTAGACTCACTATTTGGATTAGGGTCAAATATTAAAGGATTTTTAAACGATGGATAAGTATCTCTTAAATGAGTATATAATTTTTTAATAGCATCCTTTTCTGATTGTTTTGGATAATTTAAATCATCAATCTCACTAGCTTTATCTATTGCAAGTGTATAAGCTTCTGATACTGATATAGATTCTTTTTTCTTATTGTATATTGACCAAGCAAGAGCGAATGCTTTATCGTCATCCATCCCATCTGCTTTAAATTTCTTTACAGTGCCTGACATTCCTGGAGGAGCTTCTTCGTATCTTGTTTTACGATTAAGTACTTTGGCAAACTCTCTATGATCTAAACCAAAATAGTCAGCTGCAATACCTTTTATTCGGGTATCAGATAAGTTTCTACTTTTAATATCTTTATTCTTTCTTAACTCACGGTACATCTTTAAAGCACCTTTGTACTTATCTTGGTGAGCATATCTTTTTATGGCGTGTCTTACTTTCGGAGGAAGCAAAGTAATAAATTTGAGAGCTGAGGCCTCATCTACTTGTTCTTTAAAGGAATGCATTAAAAATCCTAAGTTAGTTATAAATATAGAACTATTTATAAGTTATAAACTTTTAATGATTTTATTTAGATTTTTAATTTTAGAATACTTTTTAAGCTTTTGAAGCTTTGGAATAATATTATTTGTGATGTTTTCTGTTGAAACATAGCCATAATAATCAAGTATAAGTATCATAGCCATTATATCACCTAACTCTTTTTCTAATTCATCTACATTTACTTCATCGTATGGACCAAATCTAATTAATTTAGAATTTGCTTGTATTACTTCCGCGCACTCTTCTGACAATATCGTCAATGTTTCTTTTATATTCATTATTTTTTAGAACCTAATATATAGTCCTGTTTCTCCATAGCATCATCCAAGATGCTTTTTAATATATCCCCCGCGGCTTGATTAAATTCAGGTTGACCATGAGGGTCATCTCCTAAATATTCTACAATTTCATAATCAAAATTTATGGATTCAGTTGTTTCATTTAATTTAATTTCCATATATCTATAAATGACACCATGAAATTCACCACCTTCTAACCGTACATACCAATGTTCATTATCTAAATCATTTTTGTCTACAAATGACCATTTTTTAAATGGTATAAATTTATTTTTCATATGGGTCTTTTGGATATTTATTACCTTCTACATCTATTAGATACATTACTTCGGCTTCATTAAATAATTCTTCTGCAAGTTTGTTTGATTTATCCCAATCAGAATTATATTCTTTAGGCCTACATGCAACAACCTTTCTAATTCCAACTTGGATTATTCCTTTAGCGCATTCATTACAAATGGGTAATCCATACACATATAATGTAGCTCCTCTTAAAGATACGCCAGAAAGAGATGCATTATATATTGCGTTCATTTCTGCATGAACAACTAATTCATATTTTCTTTCTCTATCATTAAATCTTTCTTCTGTATCACGTATTCTTCTTGGGAAACCATTAAAACCTTGTGATAATACTTGGCCGTCTTTACCAATAACTACTGCACCAACTTTAGTGCTTGGGTCTTTAGACCATGTAGATATTTCTTTTGCTAAATCTGTATACCTATCTCCCCAAGTTTGATTTGAAATAGAATTTACATTTTGGTAATTAGTCATACATTAAAATCCTCATATTTATTTTCTTTAGGTGGTTCATCTCTTACATTGAGAGTTTGAGCAGTATCTTCTACATCATATAATCGCATTTTAGCTCTATCAACTCCAATAACAAATTTCTTCATTTTACCAGTTGGGTCATTATATCTATTTTTAAGTTGTTTAATCATTAATTGATTTAAATCTTCTAACTCATCAGTAGATATAATAGCAAACATTAAATCAGCTGTGGCTGGTAAACCAAATGATTCTGATGTATCTTCTAATCCAACATCTGAACTACCAAAGCCTGAACGTGTAGTTTGTGTGGCAGTAACGATAGGTAAATTATATTCTACCGCCATGCCACGCAATTCTTCTGCTATTGCTTTCACATAAGTATATGAATTAATAGCACCACCCATTGCTTTCATTCTTGATGAAGCACATATATTTAAATAGTCAATGCATATCATATCAGGAATAAAATCACGTTTAAGTTTTAACTCTTTAAGCAATGCTCTAAAATGAATAGAACTTGCTGCTCCTGTGGGATACTCTTTTACAATTAATTTTCCTACACCTTTATCAGTCAACTTATGCATTTTTTTGTCAAACATATCTTTTGATAAATTTTCTAATTGGTCAATGGGTACGTTCATAAGGTTAGCATCTATACGTTCAGCTATTCTTTCTTCAGCCATTTCCATAGTAATATATAAGACATTTTTCATTTGAGTCAAAGCACCTGCTGCTACATGACACATAAATAAAGACTTACCTACACCTGTACCAGCAAGAGCTACATTTAAAGACTTATTAACTAAGCCTCCTTTAGTAATCTTATTAAACATTTTTAAATCAAATGGAAGATGTTCTTCTGCTTTATGATAAAATTCATAACGATAATCAGAATCATCAACATAATCGTGGCCAACTCTCATATCAAAGTTAACACTTAAAGCTTCACTCAATACTTCAGGTAATGAATTTTTATCTAACGTATCGTGTCTACCTTCAATAATATTAATAGAGTCCATAATTGCTAAATAGATTGCTCTATCTTGACACCATTTTTCAGTTTTTTCTGTTAACCATTCAACAGTTTGTTCACCTTCTTTAACACTTATTTTAGGAATAAGAGCTAATGAATCAGAACCAATCTTAGGATTATTCCTCATTTCAATTGATAATGCATCAGCACTTGGTAGTGCATTAAATTTAGTTACAAAATTAATAATCTCATTAAAGACTGCTCTATATGGTTCTTCAAAATATCGTAATTTTAAATGAGGGATTACATTTCTGGTATAATCCTCATTGAGCATTAAGTTACGTAAGATTAATGTTTCAATTTGCACTCTTAATCATCTCCGCATGACCAACTTCATATCTACGTTTTAAAAATTCTTTAAAATCTGTATTGTCAAAGACAGGTTTCCAAAATGATTCCTTAAGTGTTTCAGCTGCTCTATATTTTTTATCTTCTATCTCTCCAGTTTTTATATCAACTTTAGAGTACCAACCCACTGAAGGCTTAACTACATATCCACCTTCCATTGCTACATCTAATAATCCGGAGTATGTTTCAATACCACCTTCCCATGTGACACTAATAGGAATCTTAGATTTTTCTCTTACAAATCTAGATTTCTCTACATTAATCACAAAATTATATCCAAGAATTTCTGTTCCCTTTTTCTCTTGCTGACGTCCGACGATCCAGATATTATCTGAGGAGTAGTAAATACCTGTTCCGCCGGAAACGACTGCTTTAGGGAATAAGCCTATTTCTTGATATGTATGATTAACAGCTAATAATGGGATATCCCTCATTGTCAGGTAAGGAGTTGTCATTCTAAACAAACCTTTGAGGGCTTTAGCTCTCGACATATCTGCAACTGACTTTTCATTCATTGCATCATCTAGCTCTTTCTTGGACGCTAAATTTCCAATTGAATCAATCATAACAATGACTTTATCTTTACGTTCAATGTTTTCTAATTGATTAACTAAATCAAATTTTAATTCTTCTACATTCGTAATGGGACTATGCAATACTCTTGATGTGTCTATTCCAAAAGATGTAAAATATTGTTGCGGGCTACCAAACTCTGAATCATAAAATAATAATACAGCATCATCATATTTTTCTAAATATGCTGCCGCTATTAACAATCCAAACGAAGTCTTAAAATGCTTCGATGGTCCTGCTAATACCGTTAAACCTGATGTCAGACCTCCGTCTGGGTCACCTGATAATGCAACGTTAATCATTGGAACCTTAGTGGTTACCATTTCTTGATTACTAAATAATTTTGACTTATCTAGTTGTGAAGTCTCTTTTATACGAGAGTTCTTTTGTAATTTGTCCATGATGCCCATTAGCTTTCCTCCTTCATAACATCCCAAATAATTTCTTGCCAATCGTAATTCCTATATTTAGAATTAACAACTACAATCCTTTCCTTTTTAGTATCAATTAATATATTTTGACCTGCAAATCCACTTAAACCTATAAAAACTCCATCTCTTAAACCTGTGAAATCAAAATAGAATTGACCTCCATACGTTTGTGATGCTGTGGCTATATCACGTAAGTCATATGGATTAATATTATCATTTTTATCAATTCTTTTATTATATATTGTATGTAAGTAATCACTAACACACCCATCACTATTCCAATCATCCATAATTGATTTTGCAATTCTTAAATAATCATATCTATCTGCATAAAAACTATATCGTATTGAGTGTCCATTACCTTCTCTTGTTTTTTCAAAATAAACACTATTTTTATTGTCAAAAACTTTATCTAATAATTCTTCCCAATTATTTCCAGCTTTATAAATGACGTAATTCATTAATACATGAGTAGTTAAAGCACTATAGTTATATACATCAGTTCCTTTATTAGTGTTTTGCATATAGGAATTCATTATAGTTTCTAATGATGTCATATTTATATTTTTACCACTAGCTTTCCACATATTATCATTTTGTGGACGAATACGTTCTCCAATATAATTTTGATCGCCAGCAGTCATATTTAATACATTAAGTAATGATTGACCTTCATATAAAGTATTATCAAGTAAATCCCAATCCATAATTTCGTCAACACTACTAATATATCCTTCACATATTGCATGACCTGCAACATAAGACACTAAGCTTTTACCTACAGAATTTGATGGTAATTGACCATTAATTATCATTGATGGCATATCAACTTCATCTATTACAATTTTATCATCTTCAAATAATAAATAACTAATGATTCCAGTTCTATTATTATTTACAAATTCATCTGAAACATCTTGATTTTTTTCAAGATTTGATCTAAATTTATAATAATTATTGTCTCCTTGAATTTCATGCATACTCCAAAAATCACGAACTCCAAGTGGATAACTATCTTCGTTATACCAAGTAGACATATTTGCTGATACGGATGATGCAGCAAGGAATAGTAGTGCTAATTTTTTCATATAGGTATATTATATCATAGAATACAGTTAATGTAAACAGATTACATAAATTTTTCTAAAGTTGATGGGGTAGTTTGAATTGAATGTGATTTATTGCATTGTATAACAAAGTCATCATTTATCATTTCTGACCTACCATATATAAATCTTTTAATATTATATGCCATATCCATTGCAGTAGTCACTGGAACATTTTGACATAAGTGATTAAGATTTTTCTTAGGATTTATTATATCAAAATCATCTGGTAATTTCATAATTTCCATACATTCTCTATATGTCAAATATCTATCCTCATCTGGATGAGTCAAATTCATTGGCATATGACCTACAAATGCTCCTATATAATCAGCTGGTATTTCACTTGTTCTTCTCATTATATTAGTGCCTTTAACTGATAATTTTTTATGCATGGCTCTAGCTTTTTCTGCTTTTTTGGTTTCACCAAAAGTTTCTAACCAATCTGCATAGTCATTATAATTACTATGTTTTTCAATATATTCTTGAACATTAACACTTCTTTTTAATGTCTTTTGAAAATCATTATGACTCATACCATTATGTATTACTTCTAACACATACTTATAATATAAGTCATC